TACCTTGATTTTATACCGGTTTATATTATCCCCAATAACCCTGCTTTGGGTATGGTATGGGGATATTCTGAACTTGTAGATTTAATACCGATAATTGATGAATTTAACCGTAAGTATTCAGACAGCTCCGATGCGCTGCGTTTCGAGATGTTTGCTATAACCATAATGCTTAATATTAAAGAATTTACTGATGCACAAGGTAAAAAACAAAGACCCAAGACAAAGCCGGGTGCAGTATGGAATCTATTTTCAGCTGGTACGGGTGAGATAAAGCCGGAGGTATCTAAACTGGAATCTAATTTTGCCTATACAGATACACTAAAAAATCATATAGATAACCTGAAAAATATAATGTTTGAGCTTTCGAGTGTTATTCAAATAAATCCCGAAATGGTATCTAAACTTGGTCAACTTTCAGGAGTAGCACTAAAGCTTATGTTTGCCTCTATGATTTCTAAAACCAATACCAAAAATACTATTTGGAAACCGAAACTTGAACAGATGTATAAGGACAGTTTAAAAATGAGGTCAGTTTACGAGGCTTATTCTTATCCTGAAGAAGCAACTATTGAAATTATTACACATATGCCAGTGCCTTTAAATGAGAAAGAAGAAGTAGAGGTTGCTATCCAGAAAATATCGGCTGGATTAAGTTCTATTAAAAGGGAAATGGATAATCTCGGCGTGGAAGACCCTGAAAAGCTAATGGCTGAAATACTGGAAGAACAGCAGGACCAAGAAAAGACTATGGGTGGGACTTATAGTGAGTGATGAATTTGAAAAATATATTCTAGCTAATCGCAGGGACTTTGTGAAACTTTCTACCGCACAGGAAAAAGAACTAGGAAGGCTTTATATCCGGTTTGCCGAAAGCCTAAAAAAAGATGCGGATAGGATAGTAAGTAAAACTTCCTGGAGTTACGCACAAAAGAAAAAAGAGATTGCCACGCTCTTAAAAGAAGCCGATAGATTGACCGATGGTTTTAAAGGGGTACTTGATAAGGCACTTATTGACAGTGCTAATTTAGGACAGGAAGTAAATAAGGTAATTTTAGAGAAGTATAGCAGTAAACTTTCAGGTGCAGGTTTTGACGTAGACTTAAAGAGAGTATTGACCGGAGTTACTAATGACGCTGTAAAACTGGTTTACGAGAGGATATGGGAAGACGGACTTAAGTTATCCGATAGGATATGGATGCTTAACACTCGCACAAAACGCGAAATGGAACGGATAATCCTTGAAGAAATTGTAAGTGGTAGGCCAGCGTCAAGTAAGGTACTGGAAACCAGATTAAACAAACTCTTAAATCCTTCCAGGCGTGCAATTACTACAAAGCTGCACGGCAGGACAGTCCAGTTTGATGCAGCAAGATTACTCCGGACTGAACGTACCAATGCTTTTAGGGAAGCTGACAGAATGGCTTCTCTTAACAATCCTGGCTTAATCGGTATTGAATGGCATACATCGGGGGAGGCTTGTCCTATTTGTGAGGACTTGGCAGGAGTTTACAAGCCGGAAGAATTACCTACTATTCCGCATCCGCAATGTCAATGTTATACGACTGATAAGGCAATATCGAGTCAGGAATTTACAAATAACTGGATAGGATTTATGAATAATCCTGCAAGCCAACCAGAACTGGCAAGTTGGTACAAGGAAGTTTATAAGAAGGCAGCTTAATGAAAATACCTAGCAAAATTAAGGTTAATGGAGTTTGGTATAAAATAGAAATTGCCAAAGATACTTCAGACGATATGAATGAAGCGCAAAATCGTGGTAGGGTACTCTTTGGAAAAGGTATAATTAAAATACTTGATTCATATTTTCCTGAAAGTAAAAACAGAACATTACTGCACGAGATAATCCACATACTTGATGATGATTTAGGTTTGGACCTAGAGGAGAAAACAATTAGAAGGCTTGCTTCTGGTTTATATCAAGTTTTAAAAGATAATAATTTATTGAAGGAATAATGAAGATAGTAGATGATTTTATACCAAATAACGAATATACAAAAAGAGTTTTTACAAGAATAGGTAACAGGATTTACTTTAAAAAAGTTGAAGATAAGTTTTATAAGCTATTTAAGAAGTTTAAGAACGCCACAAAATGTAAGAAGTTTTTTAATAAGTTTGTACTCAATACGAGTTTAACCCAAATGGGAAAATTTTATTTATCAAGTAGGTGATATTATGCCGTACCCTAATGAACATTCCTGTAGGATAAAAGAACCCGGACTGTTTGAAGAAGGCAGTTTCAGGCGTATAAGTCAGGGTAAGCTATCAATAATTATTGGTAGACTTAAAGGCAAAGAAACAACCACAACGCAGGCTTTCCGATATCCTAAAGGCAAATGGGATAAGGACGAAGCAAGAAAGCATTGTGAAGAACATAAGGGCAGTTTTCATGAAGCAGGATAATCTGCTTTAGATTTTACATATATAAATCGCATATTTAAACACTCCAGTTTTGGGGTGTTTTTTTATGCACGAAAAAGGAAGGATATCCAAGATGGATAATGAAAAAAGTTTAGAAGAACTAAACACGGATTTAGAAGGTGCAATAACAAAGCATGGAGAAGACTCTGATGAGGCAAAGGCAATACAGGTAAGTATTGACCAGTTAGAAGAGAAGGATAAAAAGTTTGACTACAGCTATGTGAGGGAACTACGAGAAGAGGCTAAAAAGTATAGAACTGATAAGTCAAAACTGAAAACTGAATTTGCAAAGATTCAGACAGAACTTAAAAAACTTGAAGATGCAAAATTATCAGATACTGAAAAACAACAGAAGAAGATTATTGAACTTGAAAAAAGTCTGGTAGATATCCAGACCGAATACAAGGAGAAGGAAATAGACAATCTTATTCTAACCGTAGCATCTGGTAAGAACTTTGCAGATATGGAAGTTGTAAGACTTTTAGCTAAAAAGGAACTAGATAGTGAAGAAGAACCAGATCAAAAGACTGTAGAAAAGGTAATAGACAAAATAGCAAAAGAGAAACCATATCTCATTATTGGAGAAAAATCCGCTGCTTCCGGTAGTGGAAATTTTGAAAAGAAAGGTATGGAAGGTGCTAAAGACCCCGATGTATTATTCGGGGAAATGATAAGACAAAGGAGAAAATAAAATGGGTGATTTTTATAGTGGAATAGTTGATGCTGATGGTAAGTATGTTGTACCAGCACCATTAGCAGTTGAGATGTTACGTAATATTGAAATAAAATCTGTTTGCCAACCATTTCTTAGAAAGTGGCCTATGACTTCTAAGACTCTGGATATAAATATGGTTGGTGATGAAATAGAGGCTGGGGTTGTAGGAACTGAAGGTGGAAAAAAACCTAAGAGTAAAGGAACTTTTGAACAGATGACCCTTACTACAAAAGAAATTTCCGTAATTGTTCCATTGACTGAAGAATGGAGCGAAAACGCAAATATAGCAGTTGATAGCTTCTTAAGGGGAGAATGTGAAAAAGCCATTGCTAAAAAACTGGATAGAGTATATATGGGTTATGAAGATGTGGGAACATTTATAGAAAATATAAGTGGAAATATTCCAACCGACCATATAATTCCATATCCAACTGGAGATGATTTACTTATAGATATTTCTAATGCATTGGGTTGTATTGAAGAAGACGGTTTCCAGGATAATATAGCTTGGGCTGCAAATCCTACACTAAAGGCAAGACTTAGAAATCTGAGAGATGAGGATGGACTTCCTATATTTCAGCCTGCTAATGCAAAAGAGCCTGCAACTCTTTATGGTTATCCCATAAGATTTAGCAGAAATATGTTGAAGGTTGGTTCACCTGCTACTTCTGAGTTAATTGTAGGAGATTGGGAATATGGATTTGAAGGACTTAGAGGTGGAATAAGATATGATATAACCAATCAAGCTACTATTACTATAGGTGCAAAAACTTATAATTTGTGGGAACTTAATATGGAGGCTATAAAGTTGTGGGTTAGAAGAGCATTTAGAATGAGAGATGTAAATGCTTTTGCAAAAGTTACAGGATTATAAAATAGCAAAGGTTAGCGGGCGACCTTAAAAGTCCGCATTTATTTTAGGAGTATTTATGAAAATAATTATAAACAAAACAGGTAAAACAGAGGAAGTAAGTTTAAGAGTTGCACAACGCTTATTTAATAAGGGAAAAGCACACCCAGTTAAGAATTTAGAAGAATTTACAGCAGAATTAAAAACTAGTGAAGTTATATCTGAACCATTGGAAGAGATAAAAGTAGAATTAGGGGAAGTTGGAATACTTGAAGAACTTATAAAAAAACCTAAAAGAAGCAGAAAGAAAAAAAGCAAACTTGGGAATTGGAATGACTAAGGTAATTCTAAATAGAGACAAAAACCTACATCCAAATAAATTTAAAAAAGGTGATGAGGCTGATATACCGGATAATGTTGCTCAAAGATGGGTAAATAGAGGTATTGCACATTATGGTGATTCCAGTATTAATACTTTAGAAAAATTTAATCATTCTAATCTTTCATATACCAGTCATCCAAAAGTATCAATAATAATTTTGGTAAAAGACGCACTAGAATATTTTAAGGCTTGTATAGAAAGTATAAAAAGATTTACTCATAATTATGAGCTTATAATTGTAGATAATGGCTCAAACAAAGAAACAAAAATGTTCCTTGAAAATTTAGATTTAGATTTTACATTAATAATCAATGATGAGAATAAGGGTGTAAGTTATGGCTGGAATCAGGGAATTAAAGTGGCAACTTGTGATTATATTTGTATACTAAACTCCGACACCATAGTTACTGGGAGCTGGCTTGACAGGCTTATGAATGGTTTTAAATATGCCGATAATATAGGAATTGTGGGGCCGACGGGTTGTGCTACTACTGGACTTGTAAACTCTTGTCTTGTTAATGTTAATATAAATGATTCCGATAAATTTAACAAACTAAATAAAGTGGCTGCAAAACTACAGGAGGGTTATCAAATAAGGCAAACTGTAGCCTACTGTTGGATAGTAAAGCATGAAGTGTTTGATAGGATAGGGGTATTTGACCATAAACGCTTCGGCATAGCCAGCCAGGAGGATATGGATTTTTTGTGGCGTGCCAATAAAACAGGCTTCAAATCCTTATGGGTAAAACATTCATATGTTCACCACTTTGGGGGACAGAGTACCTTAAAGATAGATAATTATGATGAGATAGTTAAAAGAAATCGCAAAATTAAAGAAGAGCGTAAAAAAGACTCTAATCTGTATATTAAAAATGATGTCAGGCTGGATAATATAAGGAAGATTAAAAACCTAAAAGATGAAAAAGTATCTATCATAATTCTTGTCAGAGATGCCCTTGAATATTTTAAGAAGTGTCTTAATAGCATTGTAAAACATACCATCAATTATGAACTAATAGTTATAGATAATGCTTCAAATTCTACAACAAAAAAATATCTGGCAGAAAAACAAAAGGAGCTTAATTTTACACTTGTTATCAATAAAGAAAATATGGGTTTCTCTTATGGTAATAACCAGGGTATTAAATTAACCACAAGTGATTATATTTGTTTCTTGAACTCTGATACGGTTGTTACTAAAGGCTGGATTGAAAAACTGATAAATGGTCTTAACCTACCCCGGGCCGGCATTGTGGGACCGTCTACAAATTGGGCTTGTTCAAAGCAAATGATAGTAAGGGGAAATAATACCATTATTGATAATATTGTACTGCCCAAAGGATACGAGGAGGCTAATTTTGATTTGATGGGCTTCTGCATGGCTATAAAACGGGAAGTCTTAAATAAAATAGGGGGATGGGATCATATATCTTTTCCTTTCATCTTTGCTGAAGATAGGGATTTTGTAAGAAGGATAAAAAGGGCAGGCTATAAGGCCTACTGGATAAAAGATTGTTACATTCATCATTATGGCAGCAAGACAATAAAAGAACATAAGATAAATTGTCGTGAAATCCATAAAGTAACAGTACCCCGGTTGGCAGAAAAAGAACATGAGAATATCTATGTAGAAAATAATGTAGAATTGAGTAACATAATAAGGGATGGCAGAAAAGCGGTGATAACCTGTATAACCGGTGGTTATGACGACCTAAAAGAAAAGCATTTACCACAGAAAGTCAAATTTATTGCCTTTATAGATAGAAATGTAAAATCCGATTTATGGGAAATAAGGAAAAGCCCAAATACAGGTAATCCCCACATGGACTCCCGAATAGTAAAATGGTTAATACATAATTATGTTGATTGTGATTACAGCCTATGGATTGATGGCAACATTACATTAAATGTCAGTATGGATGAGCTGATTGATAAATACCTTACGGATACCGATATTGCTATGTGTAAACACCCATTAAGGGATTGCATATATGAGGAAGCTGAAGCATGTAAAAAAAGATATCTTGATTATCCCTATATTATAAATAAAAGGGTGGATAAGTTAAAAAGGGAAGGCTATCCTAAACATAATGGATTGCACGAGGGAACCATAATACTCCGAAGGCATACAGACAGAATAAAAGAATTTAACGAAGCAGTCTGGAATGATATACAAAGTGGTTCCCGTAGAGACCAGTTGAGTTTAAATTATGTAGCGTGGAAGATGGGTATCAATATAAAATGTATGCCCAATAAATGGAAAAGCCCAAATTTTAAGGTAATGCGTCACAGGAAAGAAAATAAAAGATTTTATGGATATAGTCAATCTTGAGATAACAACTAAAATAGGTTGCTCTAACATGTGCGTTTATTGTCCGCAAGAGCTTTTAATAAGGGAGTATAAGAAAAGGAGCAACCAGACCCATATGAGTCTTGATACCTTTAAAAGATGTATCGGTAAGGTTGATAAAGATGTAAGGATAGGCTTTACGGGTATGTGTGAGCCATTTTTAAATGACAGGTGCGTGGATATGATAGAGATTGCAGCCAAAACGCACCGACCTTATGTTTCTACTACCCTTGTTGGATTAAAATTAAAAGATATAAAAAGGCTGGAAAAAATAGATTTCGTATATTTTGCGGTTCACTTGCCCGGTAAATCAGGGGAAAATATACCAGTAACCAGAAAATATAAAAAGTTACTTGTAAAAATAATAAAGAGCAAGATACCAAATAAGGGATACCATTATCATGGTGAATTAAATACCGCCTTAAATTTTGTAGAGGGTAGGAAAATAGTGGCTCATTCAAGGGCAGGAAATATGGAACACTTAATAAGCACTTCTCTTAAAGGCCCTGTTGGATGCAAAAGGAACTTTGCCCATTCCGTGTTACTTCCAAACGGTGATATTGTCCTTTGCTGTATGGACTATGGATTAAAGCATATTCTTGGAAATTTGCTTACACAAAGTATTAATGAAATATATTCCGGTAAGGAATTTGCCAGAGTTGTAGAGGCTACAAAAAAAGATACAGGAAGTATTTGTCATAAATGTTATGCCTGTGGTTATCAAAAGAATAATATGCTTAAACTACATATAGGTTGCAGAAATGAGATTAAAGAGGGCTATGATAATATTGATTTGTATTATGGGCCTATAAAAATGGATATGTTTGACCTAAAATATCCCGACAATTCAGTTGATGAAATATTGTCACATCATACACTTGAACATGCAGGACATGGAATTTATGGAGATAGGGGAGTACCACAAGCATTAAAAGAATGGTTAAGAATATTAAAGCCTGGTGGCAGTGTTGAAATAGTTATACCCGATACTGAAAAATGTATAAAGGGATGGTTAAAAAGTACCAAACTTAATGATTATTCAAATATGCAGCTTTGGGGTCAGCAAACAAATGATGGAGATTATCATAGGGTGGGATTTAAAAAAACCACTATTGGAAAATACTTTATCAATGCTGGTTTTGTAAATATAAAAGTTAGAAGTTATAAGGGACGCAGGACGCCCTCAATAATTATAATAGCCAATAAGAAAAGATGATAATAGCAACCATAATAACTTATAATGATTGGCCACTTATAAAGGAATGTGTAGAATCTATAATCAGCAAAGTCGATAAAACCATAATAGTAGATGGTAAATTTTGGGACTTCCCCGGGGATGATGATTATTCAAGAGGTGAAAGCCTTAAGTATCTTTTAGGGTTAAGCAAAGATGATGGGTTTGAAATAATCCTTGCCGGTGGACTTACAGAAGTTGAAAAAAGAAATGTTTATTTAGAGCATTTAAAAGATGGTGATATTTGCTTAAACATAGATACCGACGAAGTGCTAATTGGGGAGATACCGGAACTTACTGCCGATATAGGAATAATACAGATAGGTGAAGAAGGTGATAGGAGAAGGCATAGGCGCACAATAAGGTTCTTTAGATTTAGGGAAGGCTTGCACTATTGGGGAACACATAAGATGATTTTAGATAAGGACGGGAAGTTATTTGCTAATCTTGACAGGATTGGTAAGGGCTACACTAGCCAGAAAATTACCGAATTTGAGTTTTTACACAATAATCACAAAAGGGATTATAATAGGATTAAGGATAAAAAAGTATATTACGAAATATTAATGAAAAGAGAGGCTAAGATAAATGAGCCAGTTACTTGATGAACTTAGAAAATTAATTGAAGATGAAGATGAAGTAGATTATGAAGATGAAGAACTTATTAGGTATTTAAACAAGTACAGGGAAACTCTTGATGACTATACACTGTCAGCAGAAACTGATGATTATCTTGTATGGTTATGTGAGTATAAATATCTTGATAACGTAATACTCGATAGTGCAGAGGATACACCAGTTACCGATATTTATACGTCCGATGATATTAATGGGATTTATACTTTTACCGTAGAGCAATCCGCAGTCTATATTAAGGCCCAGTATTATGATTTATATAAAACTGCTTCTGACATCTGGCTGATAAGGGCAGCGCGGGCAGGTTTTAATGGTAGGGTAGGATTGGGAGATGAAGAACTCCCTGCGGATAAATATAATAAATCTTATTGTATCGGGAAATATTGGGATTTAAGACCATCAGATTCCAACGAAATGGAAAGAGGATAAATGTCTTTAGTAATAAGTACCAGAAATCAGCAAACAAATATAATTGCACAAAACCCAGCTTCAATTGTAATTACCCGTATATCGAAAGTGTCTGATGGTGCAGGTGGTTGGATACCTAATCCACCCGAAGTATTAACCAGCCAGGATATAAGGATTTATTCTAAACGTACAAGACTACTTGTAATTGATGATGGCGGTTATCATTCTGTAAGAATTACGAAAGCTATAGCAAAATGGGATGCTAAGGTTAAGAAAAAAAGTTCTACCAATGAAGATAAGTTTACTTTTGACGGTAAGGCTTATCGGATATTTGACGTTATAGACAGGTATGTTAAGGGTTCGATTGTATTCAAAGAATTAGAATTAGAGGAACTATAATGTTAAAGGGAATGGGTCAAGTATTCAATAATTTAGATAGGTGGTATCAGCAAAAGATGGCAGGTGTGCAGGGGGTAGGTACTATAATTGCAAGCCAAGCAGCCGCAAAATCTAAAGCAGAACATCTCTGGAAGAATCAGACTCACCATGCAGAGCAGGGATTATATGGTAAATTTGTTTGGAAGGGAACGCAGGGAATTATTGAACACGGTCATAGGGTTGATTATGGTCCCGCATTGGAAGTGGCACACGATGGGAAATATGGAATCCTTGAAAAGACCTTAAATTCACTTAGACAGGAATTTTATAACAGAGTAAAACAAATAATGGAGAGTAAGATTTGAGAAAAGCAATCTATACAGAACTTATAGAAATAGAAGAATTTGATGATAGGGTATATCAACCTTATACTGCTCCAGAAAATCCTACCACACCTTACGCAGTAATTAAAATGATGGGAGAAGACCTGGCAGTTGATAACAGGCACGGTTCTATCTGGCCATTTTCAATTTTTATATATACAAGTCCCGATAGTTTTATCTCTTTGGATAGCTTGGTTATATTGGTTAAAAATAAACTAAATAATGTAACCTTGACTACTAATGGGGGAGAGAAGTTTACACCAGAATTTATAAAGACCTTAGAGGATTACCACGATGATGTAAGAAACTTATTTTCCAAGCGTATTGACTTCGACATCGGGGGAGCAAGAACATAAGCTAAATTAAAAACTAAATATTTCAAAAATTAAAGCACTCAATTTGGGTGCTTTTTTTATATACAAAAACAAAACAAGAAAAGGAGAATGAAATGGCTGATCCAACAAAAAGTTACCTATATGGAGTAAGGCAGATAAGGTTAGTAAATCTACTTGCCACAGGAGCAACAGACCCTTCAGCAACCTCTTATGATATCACTAATCCCCAGAGCGTAGGATATAGTTTTATCTATATTGACGGTGAGGAACAGGTACATCGTGGCGGAGATGATATTGTAACGTTAATTAATGAAGACGATAAATTTGTGGGAGTAAATTTCGATGTCGTACTTGCAGCACTGATGGCAGAGATAGATGAGACAATCTGCGGTGGGGTGGCAACACCTGCAAGTTCCGAGTGGGCATCTCCAATAAGCGATGCTGAAGAAGCATACCCATTTTCAATGATTATATGGGTAGCAAATTACACTGAAAGCGACAGGGGAAGCGTGCAGGACGGTTTCATTATGTTCACTTTGCCATTCTGTAAGGGCAAAAGGTCAACCGATACCAATGCTGATAAAGTTTTCGGAAAACCTGCTTATAGTATAGAGGCAAGGAATAATGAATCCGGCAGTCCGGTACTACCTGCAATAAAATATGAAAAAGTTGCTTCAATAGTATAAAAAATTAAATAAGGAGAAAAAATTGGAAGATAAAAAAATAACTTCTATCGGAGATTTAGATAATCTCAAGAAAGGTGAAGTTGTGGAACTCCCCCCATTTGATGAAAGCACTTCATTTACGGCAAGGTTAAAAAGACCAGCACTACTTACTTTGTGCAAAAACGGGACAATACCAAATACGCTACTTGCAACCGCACAGAAAATATTTGAGGGTGAAAAAAGCGGAGATATAAAAAGCTATAGTGAAGTATTGCACGTAGTTGCAAAAAGTGCGCTAGTGGAACCGAAATATGAAGATGTGGCAGACATACTGAATGATGAACAGCTAACCGCGATATTTAATTATACCCAGACGGGGGTTCTGGGACTGCTTCCCTTTCGTAAGCTCAGAGAAAAAATTGAAGAGTTTAAAAAGAATCGCGATAGTGGCAAGGGAAAATAACGAGAAGGTATCCGACCTATTTGAAATTAAGGATACATACACATCTTTTTGTTTAGATGAACTTTGCTCATATCTCTACAGTATGAGGGGAGAATTAACCTATATTGAAAAGATTATAAAGCAGAATGAGGGATTTATGAAATTATCAGATAGGGTAAAGGCTTAATAATGGCTTTAAATGGCGATAAATGCTATAATATATATAATAATTATGGGGGTTACTCATACTAACCCCCACCTTGTATGAGGAGGTAAAATGGATAGAGATAAAAAAGGAAGATTTTTAAAAGGAAGTAAACATACAGAAGAAGAAATATTAAAAATAAGATTAACACACTTGGGCAATACTTATTGTTTGGGTCATCATCCTACAGAAGTAACCAAAAGAAAACTTAGTCTAGCTAATAAGGGTCAAAATAATAGACTTGGTTCAACAATTACGGAAGAGCATAAACTTATAATAGGTTTAGCAAGTAAGGGAGAGAAAAATTGCAACTGGAAGGGTGGGGTTACTCCATTAAATGAAAAGATTAGAAAGAGTCATAAGTATAGAAATTGGAGAATAGCAGTATTTAAAAAGGATAATTATACTTGTCAGATGTGTGGCAAAATAGGTGGTAGATTACATGCCCACCACATTAAATCTTTTGCAGACTATCCAGAACTTAGATTTATTGTAAGTAATGGTATGACTTTATGTAAATATCCTTGTCATAAGATTAAAGGACTTCACAAGGGAATAAAAAAGTTAAAAGTATTAATAGCATAGAATAATAAATAATTAGATATTAATTAAGAGCTTCTTCGGAGGCTCTTTTTTATTGGAGAAGATTATGGCATTTGGAAACATCGGCACTATCTGGGCGAGCATAGGCTTGGAGACTACAAAACTTCAAATGGGAGTATCAACCGCTAAGATGCAATTGTCTGCACTTGACCGTCAGGCAATGACCCAGACTGCCTCCATAAATGCAAAATTAAATAATATAGGTGCAGGTCTTACATCTGTTGGCAAAAATATGTCAAAATTTGTAACCCTGCCGCTGCTTGCCATAGGTGTTGCTGCTACTAAAGCAGGTATGGATTTTGAAAAGGGTATGACAGAATCACTTGCTATTATGAATAATGTAACTCCACAGATACGTAGTCAAATGGAATTAACCGCTAAGGATATTATAAAATATACCACTTTTAGTGCAAAAGAGGGAGCAGACGCTTTCTACTTCCTAGCTTCTGCCGGACTTACCGCAGCAGAATCAATTAAAGTTTTACCAGTAGTTGCCAGATTTGCGCAGGCAGGTGTCTTTGATTTAGCTAGAGCTACAGAATTTCTTACTGATGCACAATCAGCACTTGGACTTAAAGTAAAGAATGATGTTGTAAAAAATATGGAAAATATGGTCAGAGTTTCCGATGTTCTGGTTAAAGCCAATGTATTATCAAATGCTACAGTACAACAATTTGCGGAATCCCTCACCAATAAAGCAGGTGCTGCTCTTAAAATGCTTAATAAAGATGTAGAAGAAGGTGTTGCGGTTCTGGCTGCGTGGGCTGACCAGGGCGTTAAGGGTGCGGAAGCTGGTAACTACCTAAATATAGTTTTTAGAGATTTACAGAGAGCAGCTATTACTAATGAGGAAGTATTCGACCAGTTTAATATAAGTGTATTTGATTCAACTGGTAAAGTACGAAATATGGCTGACATTATCGGTGATTTAGAGACAGCTCTAGATACAATGAGTGATAAGGAAAAAAGAGCAACACTTATGATGTTAGGTTTTCAGGATAGGTCAATTTCGGCAATGATGTCCCTACTTGGAACTTCTGATTCCATTAGAACCTATGAAAAAGAATTGAGAAGTGCTACTGGATATACGGAAGATGTTGCTAAAAAACAAATGGAGTCCTTTGCTGCACAGGTAAAACAGTTAAAGAATGAACTTATAAATGTAGGAATATCCATATTTGATATATTAAAGCCAAGACTTGAAAGTTTAATTGAATGGGTCAAAAAAGCAATAGATTGGTTTGATGATTTAACAGATACACAGAAAAGTTTAATTGTAAATCTTGGAATATTTGCTGCCGCCATTGGACCAGTAGCTTATGCACTAAGTGGACTTACAAAAATTGTAGTTTTTCTTAGAACTGCAATTATTGGGCTAACCATTGCAAATAGAGGACTTATAGGTACAATTAAACCTTTTACAGCAATTGCAACTGCTACAATCCTGATGGCTGAAGGTCTTGATAGATTAACTGCTGGAATGAATAAATATGGTAGTGCAGTTTTAAGGTCTATTATATATCCCCATAGTGAAGCCTTACATGGAATTAAATTAAACATAGAAGCAATTAAAGGCTTAAAAGATGGAACTTTAGAATGGTCTGATGTTTTAAAAATGAGTAGATTTGACTTGGAAGATTGGGCTAAAGCTCACAGAGAAGGAACAGAAGCTACAGAAGAATCTACAGAAGCCGTAGGGGAACAAACCGATGCTATGGGTTATTATAGTACAGTTATGATGCAAGATATTATTCCTGCTACTCTATCAGCTAAAATTGCGACCCAAGACCATGAAAATGCTGTGGCTTCTCTTACCGCTCAATATCCAGACCTTACAGAAGCAGAAGTTGAATATATGGTAGCTGTAGAAGAAGCTAAGGAAGTAACAGAAGAGGGTACGGGGGCAATAGATGAGCAGACCGCTGCTATGGAAGAACAAAAAAGGGTAAGGGCAGAATTATATGCAGTCATTTTATCAATGTATAGTGCATTATTTGATGAATATTTATTAAATGCAGATATAGCAGCAGGACTTAAAGAAGCAACAAAAAGATATAAAGAATATACGGAAGCTGTAAATACACACGGCATTGAATCTGATGAAGCTAATGAGAAAGAGGAAGAATGGATAAGAACTCTGGATATGCTTACTTCAACAAAAATCCCAGAACTTATAAACAAGGTTGGTCTTTTGACTGAAGAAGAAGTTGGGCATCTAAAGGGAATGCAAGATCAGATTAATAAGGCTCATGACTTAGGAATAGTTAGTGACCAAGAATGGACTAATATTTCCAGAAGTATTAGAGAGAAAATAACAGGTTCTATAATACCCGATTATCAGGAAATGTATAGGCAAGGTCAGATAATAAGCGACCAGGTAATTGAACCTGAAATTAAAGTTGATACTGGCCCGGCGATGACAGCTTTGGCAGGATTAAAAGAGTTACTTAGTCAGATAAAAAGTAAGAATATAACCATAACTTCAAGCTATGCTTATTCAACTGTAAAAACGGCAATGGGCGGTATTGTAGGTTATGCCGGTGGGGGAGTGGTA